CAGGGCAGCTGATGGTGCGAAACAGTAATATTATAACACCAAAAACTACTATTAATGTTTTCAATACAGTAGCAGAAACAGTCAATGCTTTTGGTGCTGCCTCTAATGTAACCACTGGTCTTAGTACTTTTGGAAGCACTGGAGTAAACAGTAACTTTAATATTAGATCTGATGATACCGTCCTAGATGGTGACTTAAACGTCAATGGTGGTGAAATTCTTTCATCAGAAAATACTTTCGATCTTTTAATTGCCAATAATGATATAAGAATTGGTGCTGCTAATGGAGCTGGCGAAACAGTAATTAATAATTCACTGAAGGTTACTGAGAATGTAAATCTTGAAAATTCAGGAACAAACATTACTATTAAAGATAATACAACAAACGCTCTTGCTATTAAGGAAGGATCTAATACTTACGTTCAACTTCAAACGACTGATGCATCTGAAAGAATTATTGTTTATAAAGATCTTTATGTTGTAGGAAACCTTGATATCTCTGGTACATCAACAGTCATTGATACAACTAGTTTAACAGTAGAAGATAAGAATATTGAACTTGGAACTAGCGGATCACCTACCGATGTCTTAGCAGATGGTGGTGGAATTACATTGAAGGGAACTACTGATAAGACTATTACTTATAATAATACCAGTGGATTGTGGGAAACTAATATTGGTCTGAAAGTTACTGGCAATATAGAATCCACAAGTACTGTAAGAGTAGATCACTCAAATAACGTAGGTAGTGATATACTTGCCCGATTCGGCAATGCCAACAATAGTGGTACTAACTCAGCTCATCTATTACTAGCTAATGGTTATTATGCATCTCCTACTGATGTTGATGGCACTGGAGCAGCAGCAAAAATTCTTGCTGACGGCACCGCCACGTTTGCTACAGTCAGTGACTCACTCGGTCCACTGAGAAAACTTGGTCTCAACAATCCAATCACTAGCGACTATACTTTGATTGGAAGTGATATTGGGAAAATGGTTGTTAGAACTGGCGGAAATATAACTGTTGCTGACATTGCTACAGTTTCAGCTGGTGATATGATTACTATTATGAATAATTCTGCAACTAGTATGACAATCACACGAAGTTCATTTACATTATATAATACCGCTGATGGGGTGGATGGTGATAAAACATTAGCAGCTAGAGGACTAGCAACTCTTGTCTTTATTGCAACAAATGTTGCATATATTTCTGGCGGGGGTCTAACCTAATGGCTATGCAGCAAATATTAATCGGATATAGCCTCGCCAGTGGCGGCGCTGCTGAGCCTACTCCTAATTATTCAACATTATTTGATGGAAATGGTGATTACTTGGATTCACCAAACAATGGTGATTCCATAGGTACAGCAAATTTCACTATAGAATTTTGGGTTCGTTTTGCAAGTACTGCTGCTACACTCGAAACAATTTCAGAGACGCGATCCTCAGCTGCTGCTAGTGATGGATTTCTACTTGGTAGATTTCATGGGGGATCACATGATAATAAATTAGAATTATATACTAACGGTAATTATAGTGGTTTAGCATCTGGTGCTTTATCTAACAATACTTGGTATTATATTGCAGTTGTCAGAAATGCTGGAACAACAAAGATGTATGTGAATGGTGAGGATACCGGAACTTCTTATGCTGATAGTAACAATTACACCAATGATGATATAAGAATTGGTGCAAATGTTGACACCACATATTTCATGGATGGAAATATTGCTGATTATCGTCTTACTAAATCTGCTTTATATACTGCTAATTTTTCTGTTCCAACAGAACAACTGACTGGTATACAATATACTTCTCTTCTTTGCTGTCAGGATAATACAAATCCAGGCACTGCTACTGTAGGCTCTGACCTTACAGAAGTTGGTGATGTAGTAGCAGTACCGGTAGCTGCCACAACATCAGGTGGCGGTGATCAAATCTATGTTGATGATGTTTTTAGTACGTTTTTGTATAACGGCAACGATTCAATTATTAATGGAATTGATTTAGCATCTGAAGGTGGTCTTGTTTGGATAAAAAATAGAGATACAACTCAAAATAACTGGCTACTTAGTGAGGATTTAGGTAGTAATAATCCATTAAGCTCTAATCTTACAGCAAGTACTTCAACAAATGTAACTAATTGGTTTGGTGCAGACCCTTTATACACCTTTAACAATAATGGGTTTACACTAGCAGATCAGGCTCAATTAACATCAGCGAATAACTACGTCTCCTGGACATTCCGCAAAGCGCCTGGATTTTTCGATATAGTTTCTTATAGTGGCTGCTATGCCGCTTCTAGTAATAACTATAATATTGACCGTGGTGTATCATTTGATGGTACTGGTGATTACCTGACATTAGCACAATCTAATGACTTTGATTTGACTGGAGATTATACTTATGAGGCATTTATATATTATACAGATACTACAAATAATCCAACCATTTTTGATTTTTCAGCAGCATCAGGAAACTATGAAGGCAGGTTGCAAATCCAAGCAGGAACATTATACCTTTATGATGGTGGTTGGCAGTCAAGAGGTGCTATAAGTGCCAATACTTGGCATCATATTGCAGTGACTCAGGCAAAAGTTTATGTTGATGGAATTGATGTTGGTGCTTCCTCTGGTTCAGTCAGTGGTTCTAATTATAAAGTAGTAACTATTGGTGCAAGAACTAATGATGGTGGAACATCTTATGGAGATTACTTTACTGGATATATTTCAAATGTAAGAATAGTCAATGGAACTGCACTTTACACATCAAACTTCACAGTACCAACAGCACCACTCACAAATGTAACTAACACAAAACTTCTGTGTTGTCAGTCCAATACTTCTGCTAGTGCTGCTGCGGTTGGTGAGTCATCTGTTTCTAGGATACCATCAGGGTTCACATATTGGACTGCTGGATATACTTCTGGGTGGAGTTCTGCTGGTTCAAAAACATCATCAACAACTGTTTCTGATTATGTTTCTAGTGCTTTACCTGCAAGTGGGAAACATTATTGGGAAACAACAGTTAATAATCCCTCAACCTATAGAGTTATTGGTGTAACAGATGATGGTGGTAATGCTGCAGGTAATGCTGGATATCAAGATAATATGTCTGGTTTCTACTATAATGGTAATCCTCCACTTTTCCTTGCTAAAAAGTCAGGAGGTACTTCAACTGCTAGTGGTGTAACTCATGGTGCAGGCACTGGAAATAATTGGGTAGATGGTGATATTATTCAGTGGGCATTTGATGCAGATAACTCCAAAATGTGGATTGGTCGTAATGGAACTTGGTATAGTGGAGATCCTGGAGCAGGAACTGGAGAAGCATTTAGCAGTATGCCAGCAAGCCCATATTTTAAATTAGCATATGTTGTCGATAGTAATAACACCACCGCGACATTTGAAATTATGAGTGCTGCAGCAGCAGGTGAGACTTATCCTAAAGTAAACGGAAATGCTACTGCAGTAAATCTACCCAACAACAACGTCCTGTCACATTCACTCGGCAGTGTACCTGGAATGATTGTTGTAAAAAATCTTACGACTGGCACCAACTGGGAAACTTATCATAGAAGCACTGGTGCAACTAAAAAGTTAGAACTGAATGAACCTGCTGCGGCTGGTACTAATTCTGGTACTTGGCTTGATACCGAACCCACGGCATCAGTATTTACAGTAGGATCTAATAACCAAGCAGCTCAAGATAATTACGTCGCCTACATCTTTGCTCACGACGACGCACAGTTTGGCACGAATAGCGATGAAAGCATTATTAAATGTGGGAGTTTTACGACTGATGGCAGCGGTGCTGCAACAGTAGATCTTGGATTTGAACCGCAATGGATACTTACGAAGAGTAGTGCAAACGGCAATTGGGGCATCAACGATAGTATGCGTGGGCTGGCTGGAGGTAAAAGCACAGCTGCAACCCCGTATGCCCAGGGACTTTTTGCAAATTTGTTTACTGGGGAAGGAAATTGGGATGCGGTCTCACCTTTTGCCACTGGTTTCAATGTTTTATCTAGTGGTGTTTTTGGCACTAATGAAACTGGTATCTACATGGCAATCCGCCGTCCGAATAAACCTCCAGTATATGGCACTGACGTGTTTAACGCAGTAAGTGATGCTGGGTCAAACTCAGCTAGAACTATTAATGCAGGTAATTTAGTTGATCTGCAAATCAGCGGAAGTAATACGGATAATGCATCCTATCCGTGGCATTGGTTAGATAGACTTAGAGGAGCACTGACATTAAATTCTAACAACCTTTCATCGGAAAGCGGTGGACAGGTTGGATCCACAACGTTTGATTCTATGAATGGGATTAAAGTTGCAGCGGCAGATGGATGGTCAAATGAGGCACCTTACGGTGCTCCATACATAAGGTATTTTTTCACACGTTCCCCAGGTGTGCTGGATATGGTTGCTTGGTCAGGCAATTCAGTAGCAGGTAGGGAAATTCCCCACTCTCTTGATAGTGAACCTGAGATAATAATATTAAAAGTCAGAAACCAATCCGATAGCTGGGTGGTTTATAATCAGTCAAAAGGTAATCAATTCTATTCAAAATTAGATACAGATGACAAGGGATGGGACAATACTACTATGTGGAACAGTACGTCACCAACTTCTACGGTATTTACGGTAGGCGACGGTTACGATATAAATTACACGGGTAATACTTACATCGGATATTTATTCGCATCAAAATCAGGTGTAAGTAAAATAGGAACTTACACCGGAACTTCAAATACTGGAGCTTTCTCAGTTAATTTAGGATTTCTTCCAAGATTCTTGATGGTTAAATCTCTCACTCAAGATAATAGGGATTGGATTGTATTTGATAGTAAAAGAAACTTTACAGTAGGTTCTACTAGTGCTGCAGGTATAGCTCTTAATAATACTGATAGTGACGCAACACAAGGTGAAACAGATTCGGTTCGTGCTACTACGACTGGTTTTGTTGTTGTTGGATCAAGTGCAACTACTAATGTCAATGAATTGAATGAAGAATATCTCTACCTTGCAATCGCTTAATTGACATACTAAATAAATTGTAGTATAATAACAACTGAAACTGAGGAACCACATGGAAGCAGCAACACTGCGTGAAAATTTCACCCAACAATTCAATAGTGCCATCGAAGAGATCAAAAATCTCCAAGCACAAGTCGAAGCAAAGAAAGAACTTGCTTTAAAACTCAAAGGTGCTCTTGAAGCAATCGATCTGATGGAACCGCCCGAGGAAACTACAGAACCGGAAGTAGTAACTCCAGAAGTAGACTAATATAAATACTGACCTTCCTTATAAATAACAAGGAAGGTCTTTTTTTGTATATGTCCGCAATTACACTTAACTTAGTGATAGAACAGGGGACTGATTTTTCAGCAACTTTTACTATCAAGAATTCGGATGGCGCACCAGTTAATCTTTTGGGTTTTACTGCTGCTGCTAAACTGAAGACTAGTTATTACACAACCAGTGCTGCAACAGATTTTGCAGTCACTTTCGTAAATAGAAGTAGTGGTATAATTAGAATTGATTTATCGGATACTATCACAACTACTTTGAAGGCAAGAAGATATGTTTATGATATTGTCCTGACATCGGCAACTGGAAATAAAACTAGATTTATTGAAGGGATTGCAACAGTAACACCAGGAGTGACAGTATAGTGTCGAATTACGAAATTAATACTACAAATTTTACTGTAACTCAGGGTGCTACCGATCCTTATAGTATCGGTCTTAATTACGAAGCGCCGGTAAAAGGCATTCAATACCAGAATTTAATTCTGGATGATCTTGCTTCGCAATTTGATGGTGCTCAAACAGTGTTTAACTTAAGCACTTCTGGTGAATCATATCAACCATTGAATGATCAGCAATTGATTATTTCAGTGGATAGTACTATTCTTCAACCTGGAGTTGGATATACAGTATCTGGAAATCAGATCACATTTGCAACACCACCCGCTAGCACTAGTGTGCCGTTTTTCGGCATTGCTCTTGCTAATACTGCTGATCTGACAAGAACAGTTAATTATGTTGTAGACAATGGTTCACGACCAATGACTACAGGTAACAAAGGTTATTTGTCAATTGATGTCACTGGTACTATTAAATCATGGGTTTTACTTGCTGATGCAGATGGAACATTAGAAGTAGATTTGAGAAAATCTACTTTTGCTGACTATCCTAATGTTGTGTCAATTTGTGGAGGTAATACTCCTCAACTTATAAACAGCAATAAAAATAATGACATTGATTTAACTAATTGGGATACCACTTTGAATGCAGGTGACATCATACAATATGAAGTTATAAATACTACAGTATCAATCAGTAATTTTGCTATCTCATTGAAAGTAGAATTATAATAATTTTACTTTGAGTAAAATTATAAATATAAACAGATAAAACGAATTTTCCGTGGAGGAACACTTTAAATGGCACTTTTAGTACCTAACATTGGTGAGGTAGAGTCACTTCGCTATTTGCTGAATGCTACTCATCAAATCCCTAGAAACTTAACTCTAAAGCTTTTTACATCAAACACAGACCCTGCAGAAGGTGATGTTCCTTCAGCAACTGCTTACTATGAGCCTTATGCTGATGGTAACACCAATGGTTATGGATCGGCAGTTGATACAGGTTATCCTGTAGTAGTCAATAATCGCGCCGATCAATCATATGATTCTAATTATGGTATTCTTTTAAATGGTAATCGCTGGGCGATTGCTACTGCTGGAGATCCTATTGCTTCAGGAACTGGCGCTGGATCTGCCGGTGAATTCACAATTACTGTATCTTCAGTAACTGGAACCATTAGTGTTGGAAACCTCGTTTCTGGTACTGGTATCGGTGCTGGTTGTAAGGTATCTAGAGTTTCTGGTTCAACAATTGTTCTCACAGTTGCCAATGCCGGTGCTGTTTCAGGAACAATCAACTTCTCTGGTGGTGTAACTACTGCTACTTATCCCGAGCAAACCTTCACCTTCAGTGGTGCTGCTGGTAATGTTTATGGTTACTACTTGGCTCGTGCTAACAACATGCCTCTGTCAATTCAGGGTGTAGTTGATGCTGCCGGTGCATCTGCAGGAACAGTTCTTACTAAGGGTGATAACACAGATCCTTGTAATGGTGTTGTTGGTAATACCTTCATCACTCTTCCTGATGTTGCTGCCGTCATGGACGACATCACAGTTGGAATGGATGTTACTGGTAATAATGGCGTTGCATCAAACACCGTTATCATTGGTATCGATCTTCTTAATAGAATCATCTATTTGAATAACGCTCTGATCGATAACATTCAGGTTGCTACCGACTCATCAATCACTCTTGAGTATAGTAAAGTAACTGCTACCTCTCATGGTTTAGTTACCGGTGATGTTATTTACATCGCACAGGGTTCAACAAACAGTGGTACAGTTGCTGCTACATATACAGTCTTCTCTGTAGATGATGCCAACACATTCACCACAACTCCTGCTCTGAAAGGAACGGGTGACCTTACTCTTTACAGCAGCATCATGTTTGCTGAAAGATTTACAAATGGTCCATACCCCATTCAGAACGACGGTGACCAAATCAAGATCACATTGAACGTCAGCCTCGACTGATATATAGTATACAACTTTTTATTATTTGTTTTTGCGGGGGGATTATGTCCCCCCTTTTAATGACAAAAAACATTAATGAATAC